GACAAAGCAAGGTCCAAGCATGACCCAGAGGCGCTGTCGAGCCAAGGGTGACCGATACGTAGCAGCCGTTGCAAAGGAAGCAAGAGTAGAGTTTGGGATGTTGGATAGAACTAAAGCGAATCGGATGATAGTTTACAAGTTCGTTAGAGATAGAATGAGAGAACACCATCATAGAACAGCCCACATAGTTCGAGACATTGAAATATGTGTGGATTTGGTATTCACACCCACAATTTACGACATAGAAAGAAAGCAACGACTAGCTACAGATAGCACGATTGGGAGACACGAAGCGGTGAAATTAGATTTTGGGAATCCAGGATTCTTTCGTCGCTTACTCGGGGAGCGCAGCAGTGCGGTCCCTGAGTTCCGAGAGTGTTCGGGGGGCCTGGAGGTGCAACGGGGGACGGAAACATCAAGTCGCATGACAGCATTTGATGTAATTAAGTTATACAAGAAAAGCTATGGAGCAAAGAATGTCCCAGTCATGACCGTTAAACCCTCAGGCCGCCCACCCAAGTCCAGAAGAGTCTACAACCTGCTCAGTTGTGGAACCGACAACTCTTTTGGCGTACACAATTCAAGTTTATCCAATACTGTGAGGGGACTGGTGGAGCGAGTATATTTAGTACAACAAGACGGTGTATTTACACCACCACCAAAACCTCAACCTGATTTGTTCAGTGCCCGAATGCAAGAATTTAAGTCCTTGTTAGTCAAGGCATGCACGTTCACCGGAGGATTTCATCAAATTCCAAAACAGGAGTTTGTTGATTGTTACCGCGGTCGACGTCGCACGCTATACCAACAAGCGGCCGATTCTTTGGACGTCCGACCAATAAGCAGACGGGATGCAGAATTAAAGACATTTGTTAAAGCTGAGAAGATAAATTTCACTGCAAAACAGGACCCAGCACCAAGGGTAATCCAACCTAGGGACCCAAGGTACAATGTGGAAGTAGGAAGATACTTGAAGAAGGTAGAGCACACCATATATGATGGTATAGCTAAAGTGATGACGCGAAAATCATCTTTAGGCTGGAACGTGACCGTGAACAAAGGTATGAACGCAAAGGAGACAGCAGCACTGATTGTTGGTAAATTCTCGAAGTATCGCAGACCAGTGGCGATTGGTTTGGATGCATCAAGATTTGACCAGCATGTTAGTTCTACAGCTCTTCGATGGGAACATAGTGTGTACAGCGATTTATTTAAAGATAAGTACTTAGACAAACTTTTGGGATGGCAAATTCACAACATAGGTAGAGCATACTGCGCAGATGGTAAGGTTAAATATGAAGTCAATGGGTGTCGTATGAGTGGAGACATGAATACAGCCCTAGGAAATTGTGTCCTTATGTGCGGGATGGTTTACTCGTATATGCAGAGTAAAGGTATCAAGTACGATCTCATCAATAATGGAGATGATTGTGTCTTGATTTTTGAAAAGGACCATGAAAGGAAATTGGATGATTTATCATCGTGGTTTCACGACATGGGTTTTACTATGAAAGTTGAAGATCCTGTGTATACAATAGAAGAAATAGAATTTTGCCAAACACAACCTGTGTTTGATGGTCACCATTGGGTGATGGTTAGAAATCCACTGGTCGCTTTGGCCAAGGATTTGATAACTGTCAAAAACGTAAGCGATTACAAGTCATGGAATAGGGCGAGAAACTCAATTGGATTGTGTGGCCTAGCATTAGCTGGCAACATCCCAATAATGGGTTCATTTTACAAATTGTTAACCCGTAATGCAGGGGATAAAATATTCAATGACGAAATGTCTTCTGGAATGCAGTTCATGAGTCTACGCATGGAACAGCAAGGAGATGTGCACTGGAAAGCACGCGTATCGTTTTACAACGCATTCAAGATTATGCCTGAAATGCAAATTGAAATCGAAAAGATGTACGGCAATCTTTCACCCCAATGGCAATCGCCCGTTCCAGTTGATAAAGAATTTACCAACTCGTTATCACAAAAATATATCACAAATGACTAGAAATACAAAGAATGCCAGAAAGGCAAACACAAATAAACAAACACAAGCAACAAAGAAGGAAGTGACGGCAATGGGCAAGGCTCTTAGAGCTCTTGGAACTGCCGGAGGAGGGCTGTTGGGTGGCACAATTGGTGCTCCAGCAGCTGGATCTATGGTGGGAAACAACTTAGGCGCAGCTATAAGTAAGTGGCTGGGTTTTGGAGATTATCAAGTCTCTCAAAATTCGGTAGTACAAAGAGCTGCCTCTGGTATTCCAATGATGCATAAAGATGGCCAATCGGTCACTATACGTCATAAAGAGTATCTAGGGCAGATAGCAGGGTCAACCGGCTTCACAGTACAGCATGAGTTTCCTATTAATCCAGGAATGTCGGTGACATTCCCTTGGCTTAGTAAGATAGCCAGACAATTCCAGGAATATAAAGTTAAAGGATTGGTCTTTCATTACATACCTACAAGTGGAACAGCGATTTCATCGTCTAGTTCAGCCTTGGGGTCTGTCATGTTCCAGACCACTTATCGTGCATCCGATAGCGCACCAAGTTCGAAGATTGAAATTTTGAACGAGTATTGGGCCAATGAAGTGGTTCCTTTTGAAACAGCAGCTCATCCAATTGAATGCGACCCAAAAGAGAATCCGTTCGAGGTCCACTACGTTCGCACAGGCGACATTCCATCCGGAGACATACTACTGTATGACCTAGGTCGTACATTTGTAGCTACATCTGGTATGCAGTCAACCAACATTGTTGGTGACTTCTGGGTGACGTACGAAATAGAGTTGAAGAAACCACTCATCAGTTCTGATGTAGTTTCGAATTCTCAATCATTGACGGGCTTATACGTTGGTGGAACCTACACGGCTAGTAGCTTCTACAACGGAACACTCACGACAATTGGTACATTACCAATATCGTTGTCAGGAAGGGTAATAACCTTTCCGAAAGGCACACCCGTGGGCAGATATCTTATAACTACAAGTCTAGTATCCATTTCGGGTGGTAGATTTACTGGAACATTGATCTTTGATGGTGCATCGGCATACAGTAATTGTGTGGCGGCTTTCTATGATCCTGGAAATACTTTTCTAGGGATAGCAGAAACAGCAGCAACAGATCTCACTAATCTGACATATCAAACCGCAGTATTCATCTCGGATCCATCATTGGTAGCAACGGTAACAATACCAGCAGCAACCATTACTGGTGGAACAATTCTGGGAGTCACCTTCGCAGTCTGCTATGCTACAGACTTGTCTTCTTAAACATGTGAAATAGCATGTGCTTGTATATTTGTATTATACCTTTCAATTGTATATGGTGGAGTAGACGCATCGGTTGTTATTACATGAGCAACTGGGTGTGGAAGGGATGCGCATACATTAACCCCCTAAAGCTGATACGGGTCAGACGGCCACAGCTAAAGTGTAGGGATGGTACCCTAGCATTGGTTTAAGTAAGGGGTTACTTAAACACCTTGAAACAATTATCGTGTACACGCAGCCTGACGAAGCTGCAGGACAGTTGTGTTTGGGACCGGGCTTTAAATAATAGGTATCCTGAATTCAACATGACAAACTGCC